ATACAAGAAGCCAAGAATGACTCTATTGTTAAACAACAAGACTTAGTAAGTAAAGGAATTAAAAATGACTATGAAAGCAAGCTTGCTGCCGTTCGTAATTATTATGGCGGGTTGCAGCACTCCAGTACCAGTGGCAGTAAATTGTCCGGCATTTCCAACCCCGCCAGCGGAGCTAATGAAACCCCCGCCTACTACCAGCTTGCTGAGTCCTGCGCTGAAACCACTCTCCAAACCTTAGCATTACAGGATTGGATCTTACAACAAGCAGGAATTAAGTAATGGCGGTAGTAGAACAAGGCAATGCTAAAGAAACGCTATTAGGCGTTTTAAACTATATTGATAGCCCATTTAAGTTGGGTGTAGTTCTTTTGCTGGCGTTTTTAGGATTTTTTGGTTTTTTTATATATCAGCATCAGGATGTAATGATTGGTGCTTATGTAAAAAGTAAAGAAAGACCTACCATGAATGCTGATAGATTTGAACCAGCAGCAAGGTTGATATTGAAATCTACTGGTGCAGAAGTGGTAGTGATATTTCATGTAGATACCATTCTTGGAAGGCGTATAGTTGAGAGAGCTTTCCTTGCTGACGGCTCTAGATACAAAGACTTTGATGGTTACGATGTTGGTTTGTTTACTAAAAATATTGCTAATAACAACGATGTTATTAAATTGATGGCAAATGAGATTCCGTGCGGAGAATACGCTAGGGCGCAGTCTGAAATTGGTCTTTGGTATAAGTCTTTAGGTGTTAACTACACTTGCCGTATATCAGTTCCGCCTGACCAAAATCAATTTATTGGGCAAATTACAGTAGGTTGGAAAGAAAAGCCAGTTGATCCAGAAGCTATCCTGCCAATAGCAGCAATAATGTTAAGTAGAAAATAATGACAAACGAACAGCTACAAGAACTTGGTATTGATGCGAAGTGGTTGCAACCGCTGGAGGATACCTTTGCCAAATACGATATCAACACACCAGAGCGTCAAGCAGCGTTTATTGGTCAGTGTGCTCATGAATCTGGAAACTTTAAAGTATTGCAAGAGAACCTTAATTACAGTGCAGAAGGCTTAATGAAGACTTGGCCAAGCCGTTTTCCTACAAAAGAGATTGCAGATCAATATGCACGTCAACCAGCTAAGATTGCTGGCAAAGTTTATAACGGACGGTTAGGTAACACTAGCGAGGAAGAGGCTGCTAAGTATTTAGGCAGGGGCTTGATTCAGTTGACTGGCAAGGAAAATTATGGAAACTGCGGATCTGGTCTTGGTGTGGATCTTCTCAGTAATCCTGATTTGCTTAGTACTCCTGAATATGCGGCTTTAAGCGCTGGCTGGTTTTGGAACAAGAAAGGCTTAAATGCCTTGGCAGATGCTGGGGATTTTGAGACAATGACAAAGAGAATAAATGGTGGCTTAATTGGGTTAGATGACCGCAAAGCCAAGATTGCTAAAGCATTATCCGTGTTAGGGTAAACACTTATGTTACAAAAACTACAACTGCGCCCTGGATTGAACCGAGAAGGTACAGACTACTCTAACGAGGGCGGTTACTATGACGGGGATAAAATCCGCTTTCGTTCAGGTTTTCCTGAAAAGATTGGTGGCTGGGTACGTTTAAGTGCTAATAACTTTGTAGGAATTGCTCGTTCTTTATGGAACTGGGCTACTTTAAATAACTCAAACTACTTAGGTATTGGCACCAACTTAAAGTATTATGTTGAAAGTGGTGGTCTATATAATGACATTACTCCTATTGTTAACAGCGTAAACGAAACAAATGCTATTACCACAGGGTTTACTACCTTAGTATCCACTATCAATGCTACAACAACTACATTTACCGTAACAGACGGCACTAACTTTCCACCGCAAAACGGGGTGGTTAAGATTGATTCTGAAGTTATTTTTTACAACACGTTAACTAGCAACGTTGCTTCAAACTGTATTCGTGGATATGCTAATACTACGGCAGCTTCTCATACTGCTGGTGCAAACGTAGCTAGTGCGTTCTTTATTCTAAAAGATACAAACAATGACGTTAATGATAGAGATTATGTTATTGTCTCTAACTGCTCTGTGTCTTCTATTGGTGGTATTGCCAATACAACGATTAACGGCGAACATCAGGTATTTAAGTATGCATCAAACGTAGAATATGCATTAGCTTCTACAGCGGATAACAACCTAGCTAACGTTACTTATTGCACATCTGCTGTTGCTAATACCGCAAACGTTACAGTACAAAACGAATATCCAGTTGGTTTGGAAGTTTATTCTCTTGGTACTGGTTGGGGCGCAGGTCCTTGGAGCCGTGGTGGTTGGGGTTCTGCATTTGAAGGTGCGGGTGTTGGTCAACAGTTACGGCTTTGGTCTAACGACAACTACGGTGAAGATTTAATTCTAGCGCCTCGTGGTGGTGAGATTTTCTATTGGTACGGAGCGGGCGGGCTTAGTACACGTGCAAAATATCTATCAACGCTTTCTACAGACTTAGGATTCCAAGGTACATATGTGCCTGAGTCAACTAACCAGATTATTGCTTCCGCTATCCAGCGTTTTGTTATAGCTTTTGGCGCTAACTCTTACTTATCTGGTACCCCTGCAACTGATTTTGATCCAATGCTTGTTCGTTGGTCTGACCAAGAAAACCCCTATGATTGGGTACCTTCTGTAACTAACCAAGCTGGTGAATTCCGCCTGACCAACGGTTCTTACATTATGGCCGCTAAGTCAACCCGTCAAGAGATTCTAGTTTGGACTGATTCGGCTATTTATTCACAGCAATATTTAGGACCTCCTTATGTTTGGGGCTTTAATATTTTGATGGATAACATCTCCGTGATGTCTCCAAACTGTATGATTACGATTAACAACGTAACCTACTGGATGGGTACGGATAAGTTTTATATGTATTCTGGTCGTGTGGAAACACTTCCTTGTGCACTGCGTCAATATGTCTTTGCCGATATTAATAAAGACCAAGGCTATCAGGTTACTTGCGGTGGTAATGAAGGCTACAACGAGATCTGGTGGTTCTATTGCTCTACTAACAGCACTGTAATTAACAAGTACGTTGTATATAACTACTTAGATCGTGTTTGGTACTATGGTTCTTTAAACCGCACAGCGTGGTTAGATTCTGGTATTCGTCAAAATCCAATGGGTACATTTATCAACGGTGCTGATGATATGCGTAATCCTTTAGGGCGCCTTCTTTACCATGAAGTTGGCAACGACGATGCTTCAGGGCTTTCTACCGTGCCTATTGCTGCGTATGTACAGTCTTCTGACTTTGATATTGGTGATGGGCATAACTTTGGCTATGTATGGCGGATGCTCCCTGACGTAAACTTTAACGGTTCTAGCGCAAACCAACCTAGTGTTCAGATGCAACTTAAACCTCGCTATAACAGTGGAACTGCGTATAGTACGGACGATAATCCAACCGTAACTAGCTCTGATAACTTTGTGCTTGCACCTCAGTACACAATTCAGCAATTTACTGGGCAGGTTTATACCCGCTTGCGGGGTCGCCAGATGGCATTTAGGATTAGCTCTGACGGCTTAGGTGTGGCTTGGCAGTTGGGTACTCCACGTATTGATATTAAGAACGATGGTCGCAGATGAGTACAGGTACAACCAAATCCCCTAACTTACCGATTGCTCCGGTTGAATACGACCAGCAGTATCAAGACCAGCTTAATAACGTCTTGCGTCTGTACTTTTCCCAGCTAGATAACCCAGGACCGTCTGCTGCAGCAACTCAAAGAAACGGTAATGCTGTTATTTCTGCTTTTAATTTTAGTCAAGCTAACGCTACTGGAGTGCAGATATTAAGCCTACCAGATCAAACCGAATTATCCAAGTTAAGAGTAGGCGATGTGTATGTGGATAAAAGCGCTAGTAATGTTTTAAAGGTTAAAGTATCGTGATAAAATCAACTAAATTCGATCTAAAAGGCCATTTATGGGCATAGAATCTCTTTCCCAACGCAACATGCAAAACGCTGGTTTAGCTGGAACTGACCGACTAGCTAGGAATGCTATGTTTCCGCAGTCCCAAATGGATAAGACCCAATATGCGGTTTCTAGCCAGATGCCTACTAGTGCCGAAATAATCCGTTCAGATTACGATACTCCGTCTAATGCCTATACAGGGTTAGCCAATCAAACGTTTGCACAAGGTGGTATTGCCAGATTAGCCTACGGCGGCACCCCAGAAGAACAACGTGCGATTATTGCGGACGCATACCAAAAGATACTAGGTCGTGCTCCTAGTGAAGGTGAAGATATTACGCAGTGGTCTAGCCAACTAGGTGAGACTGGCGACACTATAGAACTTGCTAATAGGCTTGCACAAACCGAAGAAGGTACTGCATATGGCAAGTTAAACCCAAATGAAGTATATAAAGGGGCTGCTCAGCTTTCTCAAGTCAGTTCCCCGTTCAAAGACACAGAAACTCCGTACTCAAACATGAAATATGTGGCATCTCACACTACTCCAACTACGGAAGAGGGTCAAGGTGGTGTTACAACTCATAGATTTCAAGATCAAAACGGTGGGGTTATTACTGTTGGTGATGATGGCCAACCTATTAATTATGAACCAGGACGTGGTTGGTATGAAGAACAATTACGCAAAAATCCAGATGCAGTTCGTAAATCAGACTATAGAAACCAAACCTATTTATCTACTGGTCCTATAGACCAAACCTATAACTTTAATGGGGTAGATGTTCCGATTACTGCACAAGAGTTTCAGTTAGATCCGAAGACTGGTAACTTTATTACTGGTAAAACTGGCGACTATGCTCCTGTCCTTATGAAAGACCGTGGGTATGATTGGTTTGACGATTGGGGTGGCCCTGCAATGGTGGTTGCTATTCCTGCGTTGGCTGCTGCAGGAGCTGCTGCGGCTGGGGCATATGGCGCTGGCGCTGCTGGCGCTGGTGCTGCTGGTGGAACTACTGCCGGAACTGTTGCTGGTTCTGCTGCTGTACCGCTTGCCGAAATAACAGGAAGTACGTTTGCTGGTCCAGCTTTTGCATTACCAGAAGCCGCCGCCGCAACTATTGGCGTAGGTGGTGAAGCTGCCTCTAAAGGACTAACATTAAAAGATGCTTATAACGCATATAAGTATGGAAAAATGGGTCTTGGCACATTAAACGCACTATCAGGTACTGGTGGTACAGCTACTGGTAGTTATGGGGATCAGGGTATTAACTTAGGTATGGGCAATACAGGTTTTGTAGCAAACACCTATGGCAATACCGGTTTAGGTATTTCAGGTGACTATTCTCCATTAAGAACAGATCCAATATTCTTATCTAAGTTATCAGAATTTAAAGCTGATAGACCCATTGAAATGGCATCTGGAGGCATTGCTAATTTAGGTTCATACTCAGATGGGGGGCAATTATTAAAAGGCCCTGGAGATGGTATGAGTGATAATATTCCAGCTAAAATAGGACGTACTCAACCAGCTCGTCTGGCTGATGGAGAATTTGTAGTTCCAGCGGATGTTGTTAGCCATCTAGGTAATGGCTCGACTGATGCTGGAGCTAAGCAGTTATATAAAATGATGGATCGTATTCGCCATGCCCGTACCGGAAACAAGAAACAGGGCAAGCAAATCAACCCATCTAAATTTTTACCACAAGGATAAATCATGGGTATTTTTGATCCACAAGGACTACCTTCTAGCCCTACTTCGCAAACTAATACTAGCTCTGGAATTGCATCTTGGGCGCAGCCGTATGTAATGAACTACCTTAACCAAGGTAATGCGCTGCTCAATCAAGGCCCTACGGCCATGCAAAATCAAGTATATGGTTCTGCATCAAATATGCAGACTCCTGGACAATTTGCGCAAGGAACAAATTTTTTAAACCAGTCTGGCGCTGGGATGCTGAGTACTACTGGCACTGCTTTAGGTTATGGACAACAAGGTTCTAACTACGGTCAACAAGGTGCTGGGTACGGTCAACAAGCTACTGGTGTTGGTCAAGCTTATCAAAACATGGCCACCGATCCAAGCCAAATGGCTGCTTATATGAACCCCTATGTTCAACAAGCACTTAACCCACAGCTTGCATTATTGAACCAACAACAAGCTTTAGCTGGCCAAGGTATTGCTTCTAAAGCTGCTGGGCAAGGTGCGTTTGGTGGTAATCGTGCGACACTAGCTCAAGGTTTAAATCAGCAAAACTACGCTTTGGCACAGCAACAAGCAATTGGACAAGGTTATAGTGATGCATTTAAACAAGCGCAACAGGCTCAACAGTTTGGAGCCGACTTAGGTTTACGTGGTTTACAAACTGGCATACAAGGTGCTCAAACTGGCATACAAGGTGCTCAGACAGGATTACAAGGTGTACAAGGCGCTCAAGCTGGTTATGCTGGTGCTACACAAGCAGGTGTAGGTTTAGGTAATATTGGTTCGCAACAAGGTCAGTACGAAACAAATAAACTTGCACTACAAAACCAAATTGCTAATCAACAATACAATTTGCCGTTCCAACGCCTACAGTTTATGCAAGGTCTAATGCAAGGCTTACCAGTTGCTTCACAAACACAAACAGGTTACCAATCTGGACCAAACTCACTATCTCAAATTGGTGGATTGGGAACAACGCTTATTGGTGGTGCAGCTTTGGCTAATAAGTTTGGTGTTTTTGATTTCTTAAAAAACAGCGGTGGGAGTGGAACACTAGGGAACGTCCTTGACGATGATGGAAACCCAATGCCTCCATTTGCTAAAGGTGGTCAAATCAAATCCTATGCTTCTGGTGGAATGGCGGAGGGTTTAGCAGCGGGTCTAGACTATGGCAATGAAATGCGCCCTATGGGACAAATAGCTCCTTCTGGATATGGTCTTGCTGAACTTATGCAAGCTAGAGATGTTGTTCCTATGGGCGCTGGTATAGGTCCAGCATTTGGTAGTTCTAATGAAGACTATGTAAATTCTTTATATCAAAATATGTTAGGTAGACAAGCTGATCAAGGTGGTTACCAACATAACTTAGATCTACTAAACTCTGGCAAGATTAGCGCTCAAGATTTAGCTGGCGCTTTCCGTACTTCTGAGGAAGGTCAAAGAATGCCTAGCCGTAATGTATTAATGGGTGCTGGTATGCCAGCAGCAAGTGGTCTAGCTGACATTCGTTTAAATCAATTGTTAGGTTAAGTATGAATATTACACAATTATCTGAACAGTTAAAGGATGTACCTCAAGGTACGCTCGTTGGCTATGCAAAGAATCCTAATAGCGTAGTTCCTCAGTTCTTAGCTTTAGCTGAGATTCAACGCCGTCAGCAATTACAAGCTCCAATGTCAGCTCCTACAGGAACTGTTGCAGATGATGTGTTAGCACAGGCTACCCCAATGCCACAACAGATGACGCCTCAACAAGTTGATCCTCGTTTATTGCAAGCTCAAGCTATGCAACAACAAGCACAACAACTTCCAGAGAACCAGCCTGGTGTAGCTCAGTTACCTTCAGGTATGCCACAAGGCATGGCTTCTGGTGGTATTGTTGCGTTTGCTGGTGGTGGAGATGCAGAAGAAGATGAAGATTACCAAGATTACTTAGACTCACGTGAGAAAACAAAACGCAATAGTCGTTTTGATGAAATGTTTAGTGGCTTAAAAGATCGTGTTGCTGGTATTGCTAGTTCAATGCCAGAGTCTTATGAAGAAACCAAAAAATCATATCAACCTACCTCATCAACAAAGCCAGAAGGAATTGAAGGATTGTTGGCTAAAATTGGTCATCTGGAAAGTGGTAACAAAGACTATGACAAATATGGTCGATTAATTACATCTCCAAAGGGTGCAGAAGGAAGAATGCAAACATTGCGTTCTACCCAACGTGATCCAGGTTATGGAGTAATGGCAGCTAGAGATAGTAGCGTTGAAGAGAAGAATAGGGTTGGAGAAGATTACTTCAAAGCTATGCTTAGCGAATTTAAGGATCCAAAAGTAGCTGCTATGGCTTACAACTGGGGTCCAGGCAATGTTAAGAAATGGATTGATTCTGGTTATAAGTTGCCAATTCCTGAAGAAACCCGTAAGTACGCATCTCATTTTGCAGAAGGCGGTATTGCACGACTTGCAACTGGCGATTTGATTGACCCATATAAGAGTCTATCTGCTGGAGAAGAGATTATTCCAGAAACCTTGTCAGCACCAGTTTTAGAAAAACAAGTTAACCCACTAGAAGAATATTTAAAACAGTTGCGTAGTGAGAGGGAAGAAATTAAAGCAGGACAGAGCACCGATGCTAGCTTAGCTTTAATGCAAGCTGGACTTGGAATGATGGCTGGAACTTCTCCTTATGCTCTAACTAATGTTGGTCTGGGTGGAATGCAAGGTCTTGCAGCGTATCAAGCCGCTCAAAAACAAAGAGCTGTTGAGTTGGCTGCACTTCGTAAAGCCGAAGGTTCTGGGCTTGAAGCTGGTCAGATATATGAATACAGACAGCAACAACTTAAAGATCAAGCTGATATTAAAAACCGTCAATTGGAAAGTTTGAATGAAAATCGTCAAGAGCGGATTAGAATTGCAAACGAGAAGTTGTCTAGCGCTGCTGATGTTGCCGCAAATCTTAAACAAGCTAAGATTGATGATTTAACAACCAAGACATTGGCTGCTGCTGGTCGCAATCCTCAATACAAATTCTATGTTAAACAATTAGAAAACAGTGCTGCTGGCACTCCTGAGCATGAAGAAGCTATTCAAGCATTGCAACAGATTGAAGATACATTTCTTAAGAATGCTGGCTTAACAGCAGCTAAGCCTATTTCAATTACAAGAAATCCTCCTAAAGAAGAAGAACCTGGATTCTTAAGAGATATCTTTACTAAAGCTGGGCAAAGAATATTTGGCGCACCATCTTCATCTGGGGTAGAGTTATCACCCAAACAGCAAGATTTGCTAAACAAATACAAATAAAGGCTAGTAATGGCTGATTTAAACGAGATGTTTTCTGCCTTAGAAAGGGCGGACGCTGCTGGTAATGTGGATGATGCAAAAGAAATTGCGGCGATGATTCGCCAGTTTAAAACACAACCAGTCATTCAACCATCTCAACCAGCAGTTCCTACAGATCCTAATTTTAAAGCTGGATTATTATCTGGCACAACCCTACCAGCAGATGCTGGCCCAGTAGGTAACCGCATGATTGAGGATGTAGGAACCCCGTTACCTATTACCAAAGAACTACCTAAGCTTGACGCATCTAAGATGCCAGTTGAGAGTAGGTTTGGGTCAGATTTTAGCAAGCTCTTAGCTGGTTCAGCAATTCCAAGCGTTATAGGAACTCCTGAAGCTATTGAATCTGCAATAGTGCAACAGTCTAAATCTGCACTGCCAGCACCATCAGAACTCCTTGGCTACTTATCTAGCCCAGACAAGCTAGCAAATAAGTTTGTTACCTCGTTAGGGTTTAAACCTATATTTGGTGAAGAAACCAAGGGACTAATACCAGAGGAAGCACTAAAGGTACAACAAAGAGCGATTGATGAGGTTAGGGCTAAAGGTAAGTCTCAGACATTGAAAGACATTACTGAGTTTGGTAACAAGCTTGGTAAAGACATTAACGCTACAGTTTCTCCAGAGATGCAGTTAGCAATGGCTAACTTTACTCCAACTGGATCGCTATCTGATTTAGCCCGTGGAAATCTTGATAAGCTCAGCTTTGGTAAAGATCCTTCTTTGCAAGGATTAGCTGGTCAATTTGCTAGTGTTTTTGGTTCTATCATGCCTGGCATGCTTGGCACAATCATCACTAAAGACCCAAGATATATGACCACCTTTGGGTTTGGTCAAGCTGGATCAGAAGCAGTAAACAATGCTCGTCAATATATTGGTTCGCTTAATGACCAACAGTTGGCAAAAAATAGCCCGTACTTTAAAGATTTAATACAGGCAGGATACGACCCTAAAACTGCTAGAGCAATGACAGAAGAGAAGGCGGTTGATACTGCCGCTACTGCACAAGGTGTGGTTGGTATGCTGGGTGGTGACTTTACCGCTAAGTTAATTACTGGTAAGTTTGATAAGCTATTGCTTTCATCCATTCAGAACCGTGCCTTAAACATCCTTGCTAGAACAGGTAAAGGGATAGTTGCTGGCGGTACTGAAGAAGGTATACAGGAGCTGGTAGAAGGTATTGCTAGCGATCTGGCTATTGACAAGACCGTAGCCAAGGAAATTGGTGCTGATGCCTTTGCTAACCTAGTATTGGGTGCTCTCGGTGGTGGTGGTCCAGGCGGTGTGCGTGGAGCTATTGCTACAGGCGAAGTCCCTAAGACTGCACCAGAAGCTCCACAAGCTCGTAAAGAGCCACGGTTGGCACCAGAAGCTATCCAGCCACAAGAAGTCGCTCCTATGCCCGCTGCTGAAGCCGTTGCTCCAGAGGCTCCAATCGTTGCCCAAGAAGCAACACCAGCAATCCCTGTACCACCAGAGACTATCCAGCAAGATACTGGGGCTTTGGATAAACAATTTATGTTGTCCGAGTTAGATGATAATCCGCAAGAAGTTATTAAAAAAGCCATTGAGAATCCAGCAAGTCCTGAAGGGCAAGTACTGGAAAACATTGAACGCAAGCAAACAGCAACTCCTCAATTCAAACAATGGTTTGGTGACTCTAAGGTTAAGGATGAAGCTGGCAAGCCATTAGTTGTTTATCATGGAACAACACAAGACATTAAATCGTTTGATCCATCCAAATCATTTGGGGATCTTGGTGCATCGTTTTTTACAGAAGACCCTAAATTTGCTTCTTCCTATGATTACACACAAGGTAAAGGAAATGTTCTTCCTGTTTATTTAAGTGCAAATAATATATTTGATTTTGGCAACAAAGAACAAAGGGATTCATTAAGACAAGCTGCTTCTAAAATTGAAATTAGAGATCCAGTTCGTGGATTTACAACGTTAGATACTAAGATTCCAAATAGTGAGCAATATTTTGATACAGAACATCCAGAAGTTTTTAAGCTAATCAAAGACCTTGGCTATGATGGCGTTAAGCTAAAAGAACGTGATGTAACAAACTATGCCGTCTTTAATCCAACACAAATTAAATCTGCTATTGGTAATACTGGTGCATTTAGTTCTGAGAGCGCTGACATTACAGAAAACATTAGCCCTAAGTACATTGTTCCCACCTCAGCCTTTGGAAAAGATATAGAACGCACTCCTTCTTTCAGAACAGAAACAAAACGTCTTGATAAGATGTTTAAAAAAGGCAGGATATCCTCTGACATTGTGGCAAACCAACTTGGTCAGTTATTGGAAGATACAAAGAAAACCAAAGCATCTAAGCCATTAGTTCGTGGTGCTAACAATGTTATAGAAAGATTAAACAGAGCTGCTCGTAAAAAAGAGATCTCTCCAGAAGGCGCACAACTAGCAACTTGGTTTCTAAGTAAAAACCCTAACCTTGCTAATGATCTAGCTATATCTATACAAAAGCCCGGAGACAATACTCCTTCTGGCAACTATCTTCCATCAAATCGTTTGGTAACTTTGTTTAAAGAGTCTCCTGAAGATGAGACTGCAGTGCATGAAATATTGCACCACACCGAAAGAATGATGCCTCAGAATGTACAGATCGGCATTCGTAAGGCTTGGTTTAAGAGTTTTTCAAGTGCGCTTACAAAGGCTATGAACGGTTCAGACAAGAACTTACAAGACTATTTTGACAATCTTTTAAAGATGCATTTTGATAACGATCAGACTGCTGGCAAAAAAGCAAAAGCTCTTATAGGTGATGGATCTGTAGATATCTCTAACTACCAATACTATAACCCTTCGGAATTTTGGGCTGTTAATGCTACGGATATTGTTGCTGGTAGGTTTGAGGGCAACAAGTCTTTCCTTGCAAAACTTAAGCAATGGCTAAAAGAATTTTCTGAAACAATAAAATCAGTCTTTGGTTTAGACTCTACAGCTCCAGTCATTCGTGCCTTAGATAGCTTATATAAGGCTGATGGGCAATATAAGAGCGGAGTCATGTTGTCTCGTGGCACTAAGTTTGAAAACATTAAGCGTACATTTAAAGCTAAAGGCACTGGTCAAGAAGTATCTCCAGAAAAAACTCCAGAGCTTTACTCTTGGTCTATGCCTGAAAGAGAAGACTTAGTTCTCGGCTACAAAAAAGATGACTTGATGTATCAATTCTTGGACAAGCAGATTGATACCAAACAAATGCAAGAAGCTATCCTAAAAGCTAAAAGAAAGATTGACGATAACTTTAATGCTTATCAGAAAGAAACTCTTTATCACGGTAAGGTAGCTGCCAAGACTGGTGACTTCCTCAAGGGCGATGTATTAACGCTTGTTCGTGATATGAACAAAGCTGACATTACTTTAGAGCAGTTAGAAGAGTATCTGCATATGAACCACGCTGAAGAGCGTAACGATAAAATGAATGAGCGTAATGTAGGTAACGCTAATTTACAAGATCGTGGCTCTGGTGTTTCAACAAAAGAGGCTGAAGAATACTTTAAGAAGCTTTCTAAAGAAGAGAAAGCTAAGCTTGAGCCATTAGCCAAACAGGTCTATGACATCATCAATGAAACTCAGGATATCTTGGTTCGTTCTGGTGCTGAAGAGAAGGGCTTGATTGATACATGGCGTAAGACATACAAGAAGTATGTTCCTTTGTTTCGTGAAGACGATGACTTTGTAAGCCCTCCTGGTACACAGATGGGTTCTGGATTCCGTGTACAAGGCGCTACAAGCAAGCGAGCTACTGGTTCTACCAAAAAAGTATCTAACATTCTAGGTAACATTATTTCCCAGCGTGAACGAGCTATTGTTCGTGAAGAGAAGATGAAGGTTGGTCGTGCGCTATATGGCATGGCTATTCAACATCCAAATCCTGACTTTTGGTTTGCGTTTAACCCTGATGCGGTTAAAAGCAAAAAAGCAGCAATTGAAGAGCTGAAGAAGTTCGGTGTTAAAGATGCAGAAAATGTAATGAATTTAATGGAGGCTCCACGCACTCCATACATTGACGAAGCTACTGGTCAAGTCGGCTATCGTTTAAGCCCGATCACATTACAACAGCATAACGCTTTCCCAGTTCGTATCAATGGTAAAGATCGTTACATTTTCTTTAACCAAAGCAATCCTCAAGCTTTGCGCATGGCAAAGACTTTAAGTGAGATTGATACTGACAAGCTAGATGCTATCTCTAATGCGGTTGGTAAGTTGACTCATTGGTTAGCAGCCGTCAACACTCAGTACAACCCAGTATTCGGTGTAGTCAACTTGATTCGTGACGTTAAAGGTGCAATGTATAACCTTACAACTACCGAATTAGCTGGCAAGCAAAAGGAAGTAGCAGCGCAAGTCATGCCTTCTATGAACACTATTCGTAAGGTGTTATACGCTGAGCGTAATGGTAAACCCTTACCAGATGATGATGATGCCAAGTTGTTTATTCAGTTTAGAGATGATGGCGGTCAGACTGGATACAGAGATGTATTAATGCGTCAAAAGGAAGAGGAACAATTAGTTGCTCAAGAATTACGCAAGATTCAAGATCCTGCAATTAAGCGTCAAGCTAGACACATTGTTCGTGCATTGTCTGATTTTAATGACACCATGGAAAACTCTGTGCGTTTTGCAGCGTACAAGATTGCTATTAAACCAACATCTGAAGGTGGTAGTGGTTTATCTAGGGACAAAGCCGCTTACATTGCTAAAGAACTAACAGTTAACTTTGACCGTAAAGGTAACTTAAACCGCCGCATTAACGCATATTTTGCATTCTTTAATGCAGCCATTCGTGGTTCAGCCCGTATCTATGAAACATTAACAGGTCCTGCTGGTAAAAAGATTATGGCTGGTGGTGTAGGACTAGGCGTTTTACAAGCCGCTATGTTAGCTGGATATCCAGATGATGACCCTCCTGAGTTTGTGCGTGAGCGTAACTTTATTATTCCTGTACCAGGCACTAAGCAGATGTTTACTATTCCTTATCCATTGGGCTACCATGTATTCCCAGGATTAGGGCGCATTACTACTGAGTTTATGTTTGGTGATCGCAAGATTGGTAAAGCAGTAACCGATGCATTAAGTATGTTTGCTGAGGCATTCAACCCATTAGGCGGTGGCAGCTTAGGTTGGCAGACAGTTGCTCCAACAGTCTTAAAGTTACCAGCACAAGTAGCTCAGAATAAAGATACTTTTGGGCGCCCAATTTACAGGGAAGATCGTGCAACTCAACCAACTCCTGGCTATTTGCGTTCTCGTGATACTGCTAGCACTGTAAGTAAGTTTATATCTGAAGCGCTGAACTATATGTCTGGTGGAACCAAGTACAAGAAAGGCGCTATTAGTCCTACTGCAGACGAGATTGATTTCTATGCTGGTCAAATTACTGGTGGTGTAGGTCGTGAGCTTGCTAAGACTAAAAGTTTAATTACCAACTTAATTACTGGTGAAGAAACACCTTCATATCGCATTCCTTTAGTCGGTCGATTCTATGCCGATGTAGATACCAACGCATCTAAAACTCAGCGTTTCTATAACAATGTTGTAGAGATGTCTAATCATGAGCAAGAAATTAAAGGTCGTCAAAAGAATCGTGAGAATGTTTCTGATTATATGAAAGAGCATCCAGAAGCTAGGCTTTGGCAACAGGCCAATAACATTGAGAATCAATTGAGTGCTATTAAAAAAGAACGCAAGGCATTAAAAGAACGTGGTGCATCTGAAGACTTGATTAAACGCAAAAATGATCAAATGATTCGTTTAATGGATAACTTTAATAATCAAGTTGAAAAAGCTAAAAAATAGGGACTTTCCCTAACTACTTGTATTTCCTTTTAAAATCAATGTAATATGCGGATAAGTTAATAAAACTAAAGAGGAATCTATGCCAGCCGGATACGCTTTAACTGATGACCAGTTTATTGAAGAGTGGATAAAACTTGGAAGCCCACAAAAGTTTGCAGAAAAACATAAAGTAAATGTCCGTTCGGTATATAACCGAAGAAGAACTGTTGAAATAAGGCGTGGCATAGAATTACCTACGCATAACGATGCTAGGATAAATAGCCTTAAGAAACTTCAACAAACACCAGGTCATGCAAGACGTGGTATTGAAATGGAAAAAGGTCGAGTAATAGTATTTTCAGACGCTCACTTCTGGCCTGATGATGTCAGCACATCTTATAAAGCACTCCTTTTGATGATTAAAACATTTCGCCCTAAAGTCGTAGTGGCAAATGGAGATATGTTCGACGGCTCACAAGCAAGCCGCCATGCCCGTATTGGCTGGGAGAATACCCCAACGGTTAAAGAAGAGTTAGAAGCCTGTCAGGAGATGATGGCAGGCATTGAGAAAGCAGCGGTAGGAGCAGAGCTTATATGGACACTCGGAAACCATGATGCCCGCTTTGAGACTTTCTTATCAGCCCAAATGGGTACCTATGAGGGAGTAGCAGGGTTTACCCTTAAAGACCACTTCCCCATGTGGAAGCCATGCTGGTCATATTGGGTCAATGAAGACACCTGTATTAAGCACCGTATAGGGGGTGGATTTGGAGCTGGTCGTGCCAATGCCCTTAAAACAGGCACAAACATCATTACAGGCCACACACACAATTTGGCTGTACAACCCTTCACGGATTACAACGGAACCCGCTATGGCGTCCAAACGGGCTGCCTAGCGAACATCCATGGAGAACAGTTCATGGCATACACTGAGGATAATCCTAAAGACTGGCGGGAGGGGTTCGCTCTGTTATCATTTGAGGAGGGCAGATTAATGCTGCCTGAGCTAATCCAAGTATGCGGAGAAGATTCTTTTGAATTTAGGGGATGCATTAATCGGGTATGAAACTAACATCAGCAATCCTAAAGAACTTATATTGTGCAATCTATTGCATGAAGCCTTTTGATCGCTGGTCAATGCCCCTGCCTGAAGAAGTTAACTTTATAGTAGATCAAGACCCAGAAGTAATGGGTACTTATTTATATGATGATGGTGGTGATTTTGAACATGTCATTACCATTTCAACTAAAAAATGTGGTCATTTAGCAACAGTTATTCGAGTCTTATGCCACGAAGCTGTCCATATGAGTAGATGGAAGACTAATCGTTGGTCTCACCACGACGCTGAGTTTAGGCGGCGCACCAAAGTCATATCTGATGAATTGGGCTTCGATCCTCTAGAGTTGTAATATATACTATCCAATGGGAGGTTACGGCGTTCTCCTCTTTTCGCCTGCAACCCACGGTTGCCCTCCCAACTTTTATAACTCTGGTATTACGATACCAATAGTTTCTGGGCTAATAACACGATTACTTAAAGAGTCTGTTAGCTTCATTCTTCTCGTGTAGTACCTGCTCCGATTGGGTCCATAGTTCCATCTCGGTAATTCCATAATGTTTCTCAAATCCTTTATGCCCAAGTCCGTGAACACCGGTATCGCCTCGGTGATGTTCTCTACAGAGTGGAATGACTGGAGCATTATCTCGCTTGCCTCCAAACCGCCGTATATGATGTATCTCCGCAGGCGATTGTCCGTAGTTGAGATGCCTGCAAAGTATGCAGCCGAGGTCTGCAAGACCCGAAAAATATTTCCGTTGATCATTTTTTGACATCAACCATCTTTCGGATGCATTCTCCAGCAATATCTATAGAAGTTAGTTTCTTAGGTTCTATTCTAAGTATAAATCCATCAGCTAAATGCCATCCTAAATTAGCGTCTTTAACAAGCATTCCATCGTCCATTAAAGCCCTTGTATGGGCGCCTACAGAAGCTCGCCCTAAACCTACATTAATATCAGCCGACAGAACTCCTGGGTTCTTCGCTATGAATTCCAATATCAATGTTCTCTTGTCCATAATAGAAGTAGTAGGATCCGTCTGGCAATATTTTGTACTGCGGAATAGACACACCAGCAGCTCTTAGCGCTAGTATAACCTCTTCTATTTCATCCATGGTCTATTCCTTTTGGCTTGAGCGCAAAGCTTTTGTACTTCAATTGGGTCTTGTTTTGATACCTCAGCACACGCATAAGGCAAAGTCTCTACATGGGTGTTTAAGATCCATGCAGATAGAGCTATCAATAGTGCAGTGCAAAATAATATAGCATTCATTAACTGCTACGACTGCGTTTACGTTTAGGGACAATGTCAACAATCCCACCAGTAACAGCCTTTTCATTTTCAAGCTCTTCTATTAGTTCATCTGCTAGCTTGACTGCTCCAGCGGGGTTCCCACAATTAACTAGCGCAAAACAAGAAGCTAAAAAGCGCATGTATTCTTTGTCTTTATTTTCCATTTTGCTCCAGCATATTAATGCTCTCCACTAATATATCGCTAAGCCTGTCGTTGCCAATCAACAAAATAGAAGCTTCTTTGGTATCACGAATTACTTTACAGGCATCTCGCAATCCTTTGTTATAACCACTGTTAAATTGATCCATACCGTCTAAGGCTACAATCAACGCATCCCTGATAAAAGAAGATGCCGTGCGGTCTGCCTTTGACATCTCTTTTAGTCTGGTGACATGCTCAATTGGTAAATACAAGCTATAGGGAACTAGTTTGCTTTCCATGCTTTGAACTCCTCATTTAATCGCTCGAACATAGCTCTAGCTTTCGTATTAGTTTTAATGTCTGCACGGGACTCTATGTTTAAATAAACACATAACCAATCCTTTGCAGCCTCTTCACTTCTCTCAAACAAGTAACCATGCTCATGCAAGAAATCCCAGAACTGGCGATCTCTGCAAATGATGCCAGCTACCTTAACCGCTTGGGATCCAGCAAAATCTTGACGATCCATTGGCTCCTCGTTGTCAGCAAGGCGAACCATAACTACCATGTACCTAGAGCCTACAAAGTCCCTTAGAATCTCATCAGGGCTTTCATCTGGATGGATGGCAAGCGTTAGTACATGGCCGTCTTTAGTCTGCTTGAGAGCTACCTTCTTGGCTTCAAACTGACTAGTTTCCATTTAGAGTTTTCCTGTAATCAAAAACTTCAAACGGTCAACAAAAGTAAAGCTAGAGTCAAGGCGGATAACTTTCTTAAAATCCTCCACAACTTCCTTAAGAGCTTCGTTCTCTTTCATCTCAGTAGCTAAAGCTTCTTGAAGGCGCTTAGCAAGCTTTTCCCAATCTGTTGGTGGTGGAACCCAGCCTTCACTACTAACTGTCTTGTTCTTAGAGCCTGCTGGACGACCACGCTTTTTTTGAGTCTTAGCAATGACCGCTGTTTTTTTAGTTATGCCCATGGATCTTTCTCCGTTGCAGATGTTGTAGGTTGATCTTTCTTAACATAAGTATCTACAGATACAGAGATACCTTTCTTGCCGGATGCGAAGATCTTTTTCCATGCGGATAGCTTGATCTCTATCAAAGGCTCACCCTTATCCATCAACTCCTTGAGGTAATCACGCTCGATCTTAATGTAACCATTCAAATCGGGCGCCTTTTCGGAACGCTTCTCATCGACAAAAAACAACATACCTTTATTTGGATATTCCATTTACTTCTCCTTATTTAAAAGACTTCTTGGTTTTATTAAAACTTACTACTAATTCCCCGTAGAATGTCGGGTCTAATTCTTTGGCTCTATCAAATGTAGAGCGGTTTACTTTAAAAATGTTATCTACATCTTCTGGTTTAGATGCCAAAGCCAATAGAGTATCTGTCCCAGCCTGTAAAGACTCAAGCCATTGATCTGCTGTGCTTGTTTTGTCATTGATAACTTTCAATGTCCATTCACCTGGTAGGGCGACCTTCTCAGATAGCTTAATGCTTGGAACTACTGGTATAGATTTAGCAGTAGCCACAGGCGTAACTACTGCATCAGGCTTTTTTGCTGGAGCCTCATTGGGGTTTGTAACAGGTTCAATGGCGTCATTTTCTACAATCTCAAAGGCATTAACCCAGAGATAGCGACGTAAGTATGTTTGAACGGCGCCCAAATTTTGAACGTCATGGCATCCTTTTAAGGCAGCCGATGACATAGGAGAGGTAAACATTACTGAGGTACCATCTTCCGTGTCATTGATCTGTAAGTAGGCCATATTGTGGTCAAACGATACAACACCGCATAGACCCATCTCGGAACATATTCTCTGAATGGCTGGTAAGAAATCGCCCAACTCAAAGTAATGGTACCCAGCAAACTTGTTATGACCAGACTTCTTAAGTGGTTCTTTTTGTAACCGTATACGGGCATCTTGTAACTTCTTATAAACACTCATCTTAATTCCTCTTTAGTTGCTACTTCAATTAACTTCTCTGCGTAATGCACGACCTTGCGTAAATCATCAACTCCACCCTTTTGCCTCCAGCGGGTAATGTATTTAACAACATTACCTTCTAGGTACCCAAGGTTATTGGCAACGATATAGTCCCAAGGTTGAATCGCATTATCTTTGTAATGGCTACCGCCTACCTGACTATCATTGGCTCTCATAGACGAGTTACCTTATGTGACGGATGCAACAACCACTTCTTGCCCATGTTTTTAATGCACTTCTTAATAGCCTCTTCATTCCTTGCCCGCATTGCCTCAATCTCTGCATCGGACATACGACCATGATAGATAGATTCGCTTACTGGATGCCAAATCTTAGACTGCCCAATAAACTCACGCTCAAAAGCTTTTAACATTTGATCAAACATTTTTCTCTCCTATATCTTTTTCTTGATACTGCCATCATCGTTTAAAAAAATAAGACCATCATCCGTTTCTACTGAAATTTCTGGATGACAATTGCATTCCTTACCCTTGTTAAACTTGCACCAACTATCATGGGCGACTTGTGGCATTAATAGTCCACCCTGAAGATTTCCCTTTTCTAATGCCAGCATGATTGTTGCCATGTAATTGCTCATACTGTTTCCTCCTCTAAGATTTTGTCGTATCTTTTTTGTAATTCAACAATTGCATCTTGCAAACAATCTAATTGAATAATTCTGTGCATTGCCTCAAATTCCTCATAGAAATAAGGTGTTGCCTCTTCAATGTTTTCATCGTAATTAAATGTAAATAAGCTCATTGTTTTTCCTTCAAATAGGTTTGGTACTGATCACACCATTCGGCAACCGGACAGAAAGACGAGCAACGAGTGCGGTCTCCTTGACGAATCTCCAATTGGTATCCTTTTCCAGCTTTTTCTAAAGCTATTTCGGCAGCCTCTAGTTCTTCATGAACTGACTTTGCTCGTGATGCACCTTCTTTTTTTACTGCATACATTGTGGGCTTTTCCCACATTTGTTCAGGAGTACACAGTGGTAGCTCCTCTCCAGCCTCAGCCGCAAATAAAGCTCCCGAATGTATATGTATAAGGTTGCGGATGAATGATTCTCTTTCTTCCATAGGCCACAAGTTGATGCTAATTACAGCAACTGGTGCCTCTGGGTATCCTTGACGGGTCTGTGCATCTCTACGGTTCCAGTCACGAATGATGGCTACGATGTCTAACTTAACTACAGGAGCCTCTTTAACACGCTCTACAAGCCACGCATAGATGTTTAACTGTTGCTCCCACTCTATCTTCTCGTTCATTACAGACCATGCTCCTACGGTCTTGTAATCGCTGATCTCAATGCCATCCTCTACAACCTTTTGAAGATCAATAGCGCCCGACAAATGCCAGCCATCAATCTCGGTATGAAGGCGTTGCTCTACGATATGATTGGCGTCTTTGCCCTGCTCTAATACGGAGTGAATAGCGGTGCCAAAGATAGACCACATCATCTCAGATACATCGGTCGTGATCTGTTCGTCATATTTCTTACGCAAAAGCACAATGCGTGGGCTATTAATCAACTCGGTAGCTGATAGATGCGCTTTACCTTTGCTATAGGTAGGGCGATCCAAAACATTCATAAATGTCTGTGGAAGGTTATATTTATTTGTTAGTATCATTTGTGTTTATCCAACCAGAACTTCAAATCAATCAATGCAATAATCAAGTCATTGCACTTGTCCCAAGAACCAGCAAAATCACGCTGTTGTAATAATTTACTCAACTCTTTTTCACCAGCTTTAAGCTCAAGAATAGTTTCTGAATAGTCAATCATCTTATCTTCCATAAGGGACATAGCCTTGGCGGTTGCCTAGGTTGTCGTAATAGTTAACTGTTCCGCTAGGGCTTGGCATTACATATCCCTGACGATTACCTTGGTTGTCGTAAACACCATTGTTTGAGTTGTAATTGTTTGGACTATTGTTCCAATTGCTCTCGCTATTTTTCCAGTTGCTAGAACTGTTATTCCAATTGCTCTCGCTATTTTTCCAGTTGTAGGGACTATTCTCCCAGCTAGTTACTTGAGCGGAGGCTACTCCACCTAGCAACAGCAATGCTGCTAATAAACTCCTCTTCATGGCTTCTCCTCTTATTTAGTTGCCATCATCCATAAGCCAACATTGGCTCCAGCGTATCCTAGGTAACATATAAACATTGCTACATTACCTTTGACCAACTGTTCTATTGCAATATACAGGTAAATTAAACCTGTTGCAATGATTAAGTTACCACTCATAGGGTATGTCCTAGTATTTGTGTTGTAAAAAGCTAAGAAAGCTGTGCAAATTGAAAGCGTTTTTTAGGAACATTATAAAAATATTCGCCTTCTTTAACATTGCAGTTAGGGTTCTCAACCAAATCACAGTTGGTAATTTGATTGGTATTAATCCACAAGGCTTTAGTAAAGTTTTTATTAACTACAAAGTAGATTGTTGGCAAGTCGTTATCAAATAGCTTTGCCTTGCGTTCTGGAATATGTACCGTCTCAAATGGAAACTCCCATCGAAATGAAGGCCTTACTTCTACTTCTACATAAATCTTATTTTTACCATTTCTAGTACAAATAAGATCTACTTCATACTTCTTATAGTCTTGAGCATACAAATCCCACTCCTTGCTAAGAAACCGTTTAACAGCTTCTCTACCAGGAGTATCGTACTTGTCGCTAAGCGACTGTTCGTAAGGTTTGTAAGCGCCAATCATTATGCAGATCTTGGTAACTGTCCACTAAAAGTATAGGTTCCAGTATGACCAAAGCTAGCCCAAGGAGCAGCGTAGACTTTAAAGCCAGCCTGCCGTGCAATTTTACAAAAATGATAATCTTCTGATAACAGGCGATTAGATTCTTCATCAATGCTTGTTGCAAAGAACTCTTTGATTATTTTAACTTCTCGTACTGTGTCTACCGCATGGTACATATCGTTGGTATAACTTGGAACTTTGTCATCAAGAGCCTCAAACACCTTACGCTTAATTAGCATAAAGCCTGTACCACCGTTGGCAATCTCCATTGGCTCGTTAAGATTACCTGACTTAGTCTGTTCTCCATGAGGAAGGTTAACTACAAACGCCCCTGTATGGTTTTGTAATTGTTGAGGTGGCACACCACGCTTAACTGCCGCATCTACTTCTACCCAGTTGATTTCTTTCTTAGGGTATAGTCCGCAAATGATATCTACATCTGCATCCACCATGCGAGGAATGTCGGCAGGATTAAAGTTAATATCGGCATCAATAAACATTAAGTGAGTAGCGTCAGACTTAATAAAATCATATGCCATGCTATTTCTAGCACGAGTAATTAAAGACTCGTTCATCATAAAGCTGTAGTACATCTGTATATTGTTTTGCCCAAACACGCCTACGCACTGCATAACTGCAGAGGCATACATACCTGTACACATACCACCATACATCGGGGTAGCTACAAATAATGATGCTTTTGGTTTTTGTTGGACAAATGGTGCAATTTTTTTATCGTTTTTAAAACTCATTTTGATTCCTTCTTTTGGTCAATATATTGTTTAAGTATACTTAATATGCCAGCCTCAACTAAAACAGCCAGTCCTTCTTTATCAAAATTGACTATGGCATCTGCTGATCCGTCCTCATATTCTTTAATTACTTCTAACTGGATTTCCATTAGTGTTCCCTGTGATAGTAATGTGTTGGGTTATTTAGCATTGATTGAATGGCTTGATCTACTGTATGGAACCAAGCTATATGCCAGCCGTCTTGTGTGTAGACCTTAAAGCTCACTTCTTTCTCCACGGGAGTTCTTCACCATAAGCTTTTTTCATAGCTTCGTTGCCTTCTCTAAACATGCCAAGTAATCTTTCGGGCGCTCGGTAATTAACCGTAGCCTCGCCTGTGCATCCGAAGGCAGGCAGAGCTGATGCGGCAGCTTTATAGAATGGTCGGTCTGCGCCCCATTGACCGTAGAAATTATGTGCCACGTTAACCAAATAATCACGCCTAAAGCAATAGCAATTAGTATCAACAAAGTTGAGTAAATGATCGTAAAACGTCGGGTATCTACCGAGTGATTCGCAATCATCATCAAGAACATATTGTCCTCGTTCATCACATATTCTCCTCAAGCTATAGGCCCACATTAGGTCTTTAGATTTAATTTTCTTAATCATGGTTTCTACATGATTTGGCTCGAACCAATTATCCTCATCCAAAAATAAGATGTAATCAGCGTTTACCATTAGTGGCATGGCGGCATAGACTCGGTGTCCATACCATCCGTTACCACCTACGTTTTCGGGCAATTCAATAATTTTTAATAAATCTTTTGGTATGTATCCTTTTGCCTTTTCAACTCCATCCAATACAACTAAATGTTCAGTAGTCATTGTTTGATCTTTAACGCTTTGGATAGCTTTATATACAGTATCTTTCCCAGTAGTTGGGGTGATGACCATTATCCGCATGTCTTTATCTCCGAGTCACCACTCTTTTGAATGATGCAGTTGCCTTCCCAACGTGGGGTTTTCTTTTCCACAGGACAATCTTGGGCGGGGCTATCCCCCCAAAAGTAAATAGCTACAATGGCAAGAAGTAGGGCTATTATGATGTTCTTATACATTTAGCTCGGTCACATTCTCACAAGATTTGCAAATACTGCATTTGTTAAACCCATCTGCCTCATTTATTTCAATAAGGTCTAGTAAGGGTTTACCCTGAAAGATCTCTTTATAAGTTTGATTTAATAGATTGCCGATAATATGCTTAAGGTTGTAATCCATACAACAAAGCACAACATCGCCATTAGGTAGCAGAACGTTACGATCATAGAATGGGGTACTCCTACAGGTTAGTGGAAAGGTATTCATTGGAGTAATGCTGATGGCTTGACCGGCTACTTGTTCAGTATTCAAACTATCCGCCCGTGTATGTCCTTGCCAACCAGGAAGACGACCAATCATAGACTGAAGCTCTGGATGCACTAGACCTGAGCTATCCATTGTCATAGCACCAACGCCACAGGGAACATTGGTATGGGACATTACCGCAGCAGCGTACTGCCATTCCTCACTATTCTTCCAGCCTTTCATGTTGCCATTGGCATCAGGAAGGTGAAGCATAATGACATCCACTTGGTTAGGATGGTCTTCCAAGACTTTACGGACTCGCTCAGGATCCGTCATTCCATACAAAGTGCTGTATATGGCAATGTTAAATCCCATGTATAAAACGGTCTCTAGCATCTCCGTACAGTGTGGGTTAGCCCAAGGCTCAGACATCCCAGAAAAATCAATCCTAGTGCCTTTTGGAAGCTTTGAGAGTACAGCAACCAAGTCTCTGGGTTGCATATACTTTTCGCTATCACCGTAACTATCCCGAAGATTCTCTTGCGGGCAAAAGGTACACATCAATGGGCAGCCGATCATTGTCGTCAGCTCCATTACTGGGCCTTCAAAATGTTTAATGCCATACTTCTCTTTCATTTGTACATATCCTTTGGTAAGGGGCGGTCTGGTTTATCCAAGACATTTGGCATGTCTAATGGGTGTGGAAACTCTGTGCAAAATCCTGTAGCTGGCGAGCGATCTTTGCGTAAAAAGGTCAGCTCAAAGACGGTAGGCATTAGCAATCCATTAACATCAATGAATTGACAGTTATTGTTTGGATGGTTATGAACTACATGAAAGTCTTGTAATAATTTTTCAAAGAAAGTTTGAGCTACACCCCAAGCAAGAGGGTTGTTAAACCAGTTCTGTACATCGTGTATTTCAATAGCCATCATTCTAAAATTACACAACACTTCGGATGGTGTACTTAGTATCGTTACGTATTCTGCGCCCTCAATATCCATCTGAAGAATCAAGTCATCACCAGAATAGGCATTACTCAATACCCAATCCGATAGGGTCATATAACCCTCTGTATTGACTCCGTCTAAATACTTTTTAGTAAATGATGCTACCTCTAATTCGTTTGGTGGCCCATCTACTGATGCATCTGCAAGGTGAGACTTAATACCACGCTCAAGAAGATCTTTCTCAAAGCTGGCAGTCACATCTACGCCAGGCGAGAAACAGGCTGCAATGTCCTCTAAATCGTTTGGAATGAGATATCCGCCATCGTTATTTCCGCCAATACGTACCAGCTCAAAGTTTGTTTTAACTGGATAAAGGGACACCAGCAGATCGTTTAGTTGATTCATTTATCTTGATTCTTTCTTATTGCCAATAAGATTTGTTTTAATAGCTTAAGAACTTCCTCTTCAAATTGTGTCATTGGACTATGTTCCTTACAAAATCTAATGCGTTATCAAGACTAGGCTCTTCCCACAGAAGCGGTTTAGTATACATAGCCTCGTAGAGTTCCTTGCTCTCATCAATAGCCTGAATGGTTGTAACAAACCAATTCATATCTTTGGTGTTCATATAGTTTAAATAAGCACCTTCATGGAAATCACAGTCAGCCGACATCGTTCCGCTGTAGATAGGTATAGTACCGCCCGCATATGCGTCTAATAACTTCTCAGTTACATAGCCATCATAGATAGAGTTCTCAGGGCATAGGCAGAACTTATACTCAGGAAGGATGGAGAACTTAGATTCCCGTAATGAGTTGTTAAACATGTTGCCAAATCCATGTACGGGTTTATACCTAGATATAGAGTTGTACAAGTTAATGCGTAACCCTTCGGGATTGCCAGCAATCATGGCGCAGAACTTATCTTTCTTACTAGCATCTAGTACACGTGGCTGAACAAGCGGAGCAATCTCAATCAATGGTTCGTACCCATGATTATGGGCGTTTGCTCTGCGTGGCTTTTGTTCAAATCCGGGCCATGCTAACCGTGAGTACCATAGAGGTAATCGAAAATTACGTCCACCGTAACTGTCATAGTCAAAAGAAAGAGAATGGTCGTAGCCCATGTAGCTAGGTCGAATATTCTCTCCAATGTATGCAATAGTTTTTCGCTGATCATATTGAGCATTCCCAAAGACGGAGGTTACGATAAGGTCTGCATCATATGGGTTATCTGTGTATTCAAACCCACCTAATGCCCGTTGAAAGAAGTACTCAAAGAAGTCTCCATCAAAGCCACCTTCCCAAAAGTTAATGACGCATAACTTTTTCATTTCTTCGCATCCTTGGTTAGCTTATGCTTGGCTATCACTGCCTCTAGCTTACGAATGCATTCTTCTTGCGCACGGTTCTCACTCATCAAGTGCGCTACTTCTGACTCTATTTCATCGCTGACTCTCGTAAGAGTATCTACTGCGCACCAGCAGGCACCGCTTTCTGCGTTATCTGTAATATTGGTAGCTACTAATTCCACTACCATTGCGGCGCTATGTACCTTGTAACCTAGTTCGCTAATCTTGTTAGCTCTCTCCCATATTGCATTCATTTGCTTCTCCTCTTGGTTTAAAAATGTAGAACAAATCGCCATTGTTCCGTTCGATAATTTTTCTTTGTTTATCTTTGTCGTCCACATAGTCTTTTAAGTAGTAAGTAATACTGTTATCAAGTTTAAAATATTCTTCTTTGCGCTTATTCATCTCTGCCTTTCATAAACAGAAAGATTGCATAGCAAGCAAGGCATACCAGCGCAGCAACAATTAGTTCAATCATATCAATGGGATGTCGGTACGTTTTCAATCTCACGCTCAGCAAGCATGGCATCAGCCAGCTCATAAGCTCTCTTGGCAGCTACTTCATCCCAGCTTTTACCGCTGGATAGATCAAACTTCCAGTCACCGGAACACATGCCACTCATAACCTTTGCAGCAAAATAATCACGCAGTCTGCGTTGTCTATCAGTCATTCATTTCTCCTCTTTTGTTTAGACTATAATCACAGTTATGAATACAGTCAATACATCGTACCCACTTTAATGCAATTTATTTATTAGTGATTACCCTAAAGCTACCTTACCCTTGTTCCGTTAACTCCTACTGGCTAACATCTGGTAAGAGGCGTTATATATCAAAGCGAGGCATGGCTTTTAAGGCGTCAGCAGCAGAAGCGTGTAGTGGATTAACTGGATTTGGAGCTGAACCAGTGGAAGTGTCAATCGTGTTGTATCCACGAGACAAAAGGCTTCTGGATATTGATAACATTTGTAAATGTATTCTAGATTCGTTGCAAGGATACCTCTATGATGACGACCAACAGGTCTGGAAACTGACCGTTGAGCGGGCTGAAAAGATTAAGGGCGGTGGCTGTGATGTAACCATCAAGGAATACAGCAAGCATGGTTCTACTCTAACTGACCGCATGGCCAGTCTTATACAAGACTTAACCGATTAGGTGCGCTCTGCACTTTCATGCGGCATGAAGGCATGATGTCCTATTTTTGCATGACTTTTTATATAAATTTCATGCACTTACAAGCGTTTTTAAAATGGGTCGCCTATTATTAACATTGTGTATGTTAATCGTAAAAAAGTATGTTAGAAAAAGTTTCCCGAACGGGAATAATGTAAGAAAAAGTAGCATATATTACACAAAAATTCCCGAACGGGGCATTTTGTAAGTTTTAGTAAAGGATTCTTTAATAAGGCTTTAAGCTATTTAAAGACTCTTTAATAAGTCATTAAGCTGTCTACAACAAAGTAAATACAAAGCCAATAACAAAGTAAATGTCTACAACTCTGTTGTTATGTATACTTTTTGACAATAAATGTACATATAGGCATCAATATGTATAAGCAATAGACATAACTTTACAATCAGTTGGCAAAACTTTACAAAAGTGCATGAATTTTCAATAAATGATGCGTCTCATTCTTATTTAAAAGGTTCCGTTTGGGAACCTAGGGTAAACCCTTATAACTATTAATACTGTATGGATGTACAGTTAGTATTACTTTTCCTCGGTAGGGTGTTTGGGGGTGGCATCACGGAGCCACTCCCATTTTTTTTGCATCTGGTAAATTTACCACATAGGTGTATAATTGTTGCAATGCAACATAAACCAATAGGAGATAACCATGTTTGATTTTGATAAGCAAATTAAAGAAGTAACCGCTCAGGTTAAGAAGTACAACGATATGTGGATTAACTGGACTATTACAGTTCTAGAACAAATCAAGAAGTAATGGCGTAAGCCAAGGGGTGAGCAGAAACTGCTTGCCCCTTTTGTATTTCGTGTTATAGTTTTACTAACAGAAGAAACTTTGGACGGTTGCTTTATGTTAGAATCAAACCTGAAGCCTCATACACATGGGGTCTGTCATAGTTTTCTTATGCTTGGTTCAGGGATTGACAAACATAAGCGAATGTCCAAAACAGACTCCAGTTGTATGGGGCTTTTTCTTTTGTGGTTTATCCTGGACGGCAGAGAAACACCAGCGGGATAGATACAAGCGCTACTGGGGAAGTAGATGTAAGAGCGCAATATCGGTGGCGAAGCTTAGTGCCGATTCTACGAACGACTGGCGAGTGCTGTGGCTCCGAAAGGTAACAGTTAAAGGCGCACTGCTAGGGCGTAGTGCGTCCACCAAAAGGTAACATGGGCTTACGTAAGAAAGCAATAGAAAGAGAGCAATGGATTTACGAGAAGAAATAAAAAAGCAAGCTGGGGTAATCCCCGATGCGGTACAAAGAGGATCGGTGCAAACTACGATCAGGTGGAAAGAAAGAGCGATGAACGCTCTAAGAACTGCCAATAACCCTAAAGCAACCGAGCGAGAGCTAAAGACGGCCTTCGCTGAACTAATGAGGAATGTATGAAACTATCAGAAATTACACTTGACCCCGAACTTCAATCCCGTGAAACATTAAACCAGGATACGATCCATGATTATTCCGAGAAGATCAGAGAGGGAGTCAAATTCCCAGCCCTTAAGGTATACCGAGTTGGATCTCGCCATTATCTCGTTGATGGATGGCACCGTTACTTTGCTTATAAGAAGGCTGGCATAGTTGATGTAGAAGTCATTATTGTTGATGGTACTAAGCGTGATGCTCTGCTGGCGTCAACTGGTGTTAACAAAGATCACGGTCTGCCACCAACTCGTGCTGATAGACGCCGTGCAGTATTAAAATTACTGGACGACATGGAATGGTCTTTATGGAGTAACCGTGAGATCGCTGTTCAAACTGGCGTAACCCATCCTACAGTGATGGCTATTCGTGAATCTTTAGGTAAGCCACAACCTGAAGCAATTAAGTTTGAAAGAAACGGTAAAGAGTTTGAGCAGAAAGTAAAGTACAAAGATGAAGAATCCTATTTACCAGCACCAGCCCCTGAAGAGGATAAACTCCATGAGCTGGCAACTGAAATTCAAGCCTTGGCTGAGGAGAACGAACGGCTCGAAGCCAGAGTTGCGGTCGCTGCTATGGAAGGTACGGCTACAGAGAAGGGGGCTGCTCAGGCTATCATTGAGGAGCTTCAAGCTACGGTTAAGAATCAGGAAATTGCAATCCGTTCATTAACCATTAGCCGTGATACTTTCCAAAATAAATGCTCTGAATTAATGAAGCAAGTTACTTACTGGAAAAAGCAAGCACAAAAAATGGCAGCGTAAATAGGGGTATTCCTCTATTAAAAAGTTGTCATAAAAGCAGTAAAGTTTACATGGGGTGAACGCAACACAGTCGGCTCGGCGACTCTAAATAGCCTGTATTTCATATGAAGTCCTTTCTAAAAAAAGTTGTCAGTAACCCCACCCGAATGCAAGCGGTTTCTTGCTAGAACAGGAGTATTAGTGTTAGAACTGCGTGAGCATCAATTAGAAGTTGTTCAGAAAATTAAAGAGGGATTTGAGCAAGGCCACACACGGCAATTGCTTTACGCACCAACAGGATTCGGTAAGACAGAAGTAGCAATGTCTATCATGAAGACTGTTTCAGACGATTATAAAAAGACAGCGATGGTATTAGATCGCATTGTCTTAATCGACCAAACCAGTATGCGTTTATCCAAGTATGGTATTGAGCATGGAGTCATGCAAGCCAAGCATTGGAGAGAACGTCCACACGAAAGAATTCAGATTTGCTCGGCTCAAACGCTAGAGCGTAGATCATCATTTCCTGATATTGAGTTGCTCATCATTGACGAGTGTCATATTGCTCGTACCAAGACAACTGAATTTATTAAGAATAATCCACACATCAGAGTCATTGGATTGACCGCAACCCCTTTTACTAAGGGGCTTGGAGACATTTATACCCATGTTGTGGGCGCCACACCTACTGGTGATCTGATTGAAAAAGGCTGGCTTACTAAACTGCGTGTCTTTATTGCTAAAGAAATTGATATGACGGGTGTTACTAAGATGGCTGGTGAGTGGTCTGCCAATGATACGACCAAGCGTGGTATGCAAATCACAGGCGATATTGTTCAGGAATGGATTAAGAAGACGCACGAAGTCTTTGGTGGCCCACGCAAGACCATTGTATTTTGTTCAGGCGTAGAGCATGGGCGAGACCTAGTAGAACAGTTTGCAGCGCAAGGCTATAACTTTGTATCCATTTCCTATAAAGAAGAAGATGAGTTTAAAAGAGAGGCTATTGAAGACTTCTCTCGACCAGACACACAGATCCATGGACTAATTGCTACCGACATTCTTACCCGTGGATTTGATGTTTCCGATGTCATGATTGGTGTATCAGCCCGTCCATTCTCTAAGTCTTTTTCATCCCATGTCCAGCAACTTGGTCGTGTGATGCGTCCACACGAAGGTAAAGAGTTTGCATTATGGCTAGACCATTCCGGTAACTTTCTGCGTTTCCGTGAGGATTGGGATCAACTATATACCGAAGGAGTTCAGACTCTAGAGGAGGGTGGATCAGAGAAAGCTAAACGAGAGCCAACCGAGAAAGAAAAGAAAGAAGCTAAGTGTCCAGCCTGTGCTGAGTTATGGGTTTCTACGACTAATACTTGCCATGCTTGCGGTCATATCAGACCTAGCAGAAGCATGATTGACAGTGTAGCTGGTCAACTTGAAGAACTAGAGGCAGCCAATCGTAAGTTGCATAAATCTAATACTGAATTCTATGCAGAGCTTGTGTATTATGGGCGCCTAAAAGGATACAAAGACGGCTGGGCTGCACATAAATACAAAGAGAAGTTTGCAGTATTTCCAAAAGGATTGCATATCGACCCTAAACCACCAACACCTGAGACATTGCGTTGGATTAAAAGTCGGTTCATTGCATACGGTAAGAGCAAAGCACAACAACAGGGAGTATCAGCATGAACGCCGAAGAGCAAAAAGTTATAGATGATATTAACTTTTATTACCACGACACAGTAAGAACGAATGACCCGATGAAGAAGATGCGGTTCGAGATCATGAAGATGGCTAGATTTAGAAGCCCGCTTTCTGAGTTTGAGTTGAATTGTGTAATGAAAGAAACTGAAGGCGGGACTCTAGAAGAGTTTGCAAGAGCAGTAGAAAGGGCGCACGGAATAAAATGATAGAAAAGACACCGTATGATGACTATGCTATGACCCAGCAAGAAGTAGCTGATGCTTTGGGCATGAGCAGAGGTAATGTTGGAGCAATTGAATTAAAAGCAAAGCAAAAACTTAAGAGAGAACTAGAGAAGCGTGGTTTTAAAGTAGAAGACTTTATAGGAGCGATGATATGAGAGATGGTGGCAAAGGGGATGCACAGCGCCCATTGGTAGTACCTATGCAAGAGTTTGATAATAACTGGGATGCTATATTTAAGAAGGCAAAAGATTTAACTAAGCATATAGACTTAGTGAATGAAGAGTTTGACAAAGCTTACAAAAAATATAACAAGGAAAAGAAATGAATTACTTATCCGTGTGTTCAGGAGTTGAGGCAGCCACGGTAGCATGGCATGACCTTGGCTTCAATCCGATTGCCTTCTCCGAGATAGAGAAGTTTCCATCGGAAGTATTAGCGCATCACTACCCAAGCGTCCCGAATATGGGCGATATGACTAAGTATAAAGAATGGAATTTGAATGAACCAATTAACCTTTTGGTCGGAGGAACTCCCTGCCAATCCTTCTCCGTTGCCGGTCTTCGCAAAGGACTCGAAGATCCCCGAGGTAACCTTGCCCTCACCTATGTTGGAATTCTTGACAAGTTTAGACCCAAGTGGTGCGTATGGGAAAACGTGCCAGGTGTCCTCAGTAGTAATGGAGGACGGGACTTTGGTTCCTTCCTCGGGGCGTTGGTCGAACTCGGGTATGGGTTCAGCTATCGGGTGCTTGACGCTCAATACTTCGGAGTACCCCAAAGACGTAGACGTGTCTTTGTTGTTGGATGTCTTGGAGACTGGGAATCTCCCGCAAAAGTTTTATTTGAGTCCTCTTGCTTGCGCAGGGATACTCCGCCGAGCAGAGAAAAGAGGAAAGAAACTACCCTCGCTACTCCAGACAGCGTTGGAACGCTCTGCGCTAGAGATTACAAAGGAGTTGAAAACCAATACGTCCAAGAAGGAAAGTGCATAGTAACCTTCGATCGCCAGTCTAGCGGTGAGTATGGGACTCAAGATGTAGCCAGCACTATTGCCGCAAGGGATTACAAGAGTGCAACTGATTTAATTGCTAAGGTTTATGAAACTCACCCAGCCGATAGCAGAGTAAAAGAAATGGGCGATGTATCTCAGACAGTTACATCACGCTGGGGTACAGGCGGTGGCAATGTTCCACTCGTTCAAGCAATAGCTTTGCAAGATGTATCAGGCAGAGATAAGAAGCAGAACGGCAAAGGCTGGAACGATGATGGCGTTAGCTACACAATAGATACCCATGCCACTCAGGGTGTTGTAGAAGCATACAGTTTGCGTGAGGATGCTAAGGCTAATAACTTTAGTGCTACCCCACTACATGTAACTCCAGCACTACAGGCACTGCGTCCCTCTGTGCAATCCCATCACGCCCAGACTTTTGTAGCCCAAGGTGTAGATGTGTACAACCAAGCGATTGATGGTGATGTAGCAGCAACCCTAACCAAGGCTTGCGGTGGTTCTAATACAAGTGGCCCAAAGATTATGGACATGGCGGTTCGCCGTCTTACTCCTATCGAATGTGAACGTTTACAGGGATTCCCTGATGACTACACAAACATTCCTTGGCGTGGTAAAGACGAGTCGCCGGATGGTCAAAGATACAAAGCAATGGGTAATAGCATGGCGGTTCCCGTTATGAAGTGGATTGGTAAACGTATTGCGGAGGTAGAGAATGAGCTTTGAATCTTTTGCACACCAACATGGGTTGATCATTGATAGCCTGGTTCACGATCGCTGGACTCGTGTACCTACAGTAGATAAGCCTAATAAAAAGAATGGTTCTTATATCTATCATGGAGATCATGGGGCGGTGAAAAACTGGGCAGTGCATGAGAAAGCTATCTTTTGGAGTGGCAACTATGTTCCTGAAGCGGAGTATCGGGAGCGTGTTCAAAAGTCTAAGAAAGACTTGCTTGCTAAACAGAACGAGGCAGCTGGTAAGGCAGCATGGATCCTTGACCGTTGCGTAAAAGCAACACATCCATATTTAGTTAACAAGGGATTTGCAGACGTCAAAGACTTGGTGTGGAATAACCTTCTTGTTATACCTATGCGCATGGAAGGACGTTTGGTTGGTTGTCAGTTAATAGATCCACAAGGTTCCAAAAGGTTCCTTTCTGGTCAGCGTACCAAAGGTGCATCGTGCGAGATCAACAACAAAGGACGCATCATTCTTGTGGAAGGCTACGCTACCGCCTTGTCCATCAGGAAGGCTCTTAAAGCCGTCCGCACTCGTTATAACATCCAAGTATGCTTTTCTGCTGGAAACATCGCAGAGGTGGCAAAGAATCATCCTGACTGCATGATAGTAGCGGATCATGATCCTGTAGGCATCAAGGCAGCCAAGAAAACAGGGATGCCTTACTGGGTTTCTGCCTTGGAGGGAGAGGACTTCAATGATTTTGAAACTAGAGTGGGGTCTGAGGCCGCCGGCAAATCGCTTATTGCAATAGGTCGGACGGTGAATCCTGAGTAAACTCATTGTGTTTGACGAACACGCAGTTGTTAACTTCCCATAGGTTGTTGACAATGGCGTTTCCAATAAGGAACGACTGACCTGGATCACCAACCAATTCCATTACAACTTCAACTTTGCCGTTCTTGCCATCTTTTAAATAGAGTATCACTGCGTCCATACAATTCTGATAGCCTCTTGCTTTGTGAAATAATCCGGAAAAGCCTCCACTAACTTCTTAAGGTTCTCCTCGTCAGCTATAAGGGCAGCCTTGCCTAATGATACCGCAAAACTGCCCTTGTTTTCTAGCCTATCGACCGCTTGAATTAGGGCGGTTCTATCAGTCAAAACCCTCATGCCAGGCATAAGGCTGCGGTCATAAGGCCAAATAATACTGCGCAAATAAGGTCATCTCTAGTCATTGTGTATTCCTATTCCATGTGCGTGTTCAATCCGCCTAACAAAATCAACAAGCGGGCTTATGCTCTTTTGCATCGACACATCAAAGTAGATAGACTCTATCTCCTTGATGGTCAATGGTGCGCTAGGCTGGATTTTTTCCAGCTTTAGCAACTCTTGAAAGAATTCCTTTTCATTCTTCATTACCATCCTCTTCAGAGATTACATCATCAATTGTAGTATCCTCTCTGATTTCTCCGCAATCGTTTTCAAACTCATCACAAGCGATACCCTCTGCCTCCTCATAATCGGGTGCGCTTACAGAATAAGTCCTTGAACCACTATAAGAAATTGTTACTGAATATTCTTTCATTCTCATACTTCCTCCCCTATTAATTTGTTGGTGTCTTTTTTGTAAATGCGAGCTAATTCATCCATAAATCTAGATAACTCCCACTCCATTTCCTGTTTGGTTAAGTCAGCATCTAAAAAATCATGGACGATTTCATATACGTACTTGGTTGATAGCGTACTCACACTTTCCCCTCTAGTCGTTGTGATGTCGTTGATGAATTGGTCAAAACCCCAAAGCCAGTTTTCTTGCATAACTCCTCCTCTTTTAATAAAGCATACTGTAAGTTCTTGTTTAAAATCTGTAGGTCTATACCCTTACTTATCCGGATTCTTTCCTGGAGGTAAGCAACAGACTCTTTTACATCTAGTAAATGTTTTAGCGCCTTACTGCGTGATTGTTTTTTCATAAAGTTACTTTTCCCTTTTGTAATAAAAAATAGCATCGTACTGCGTAAAACCAAATGGAATCGGGCCTTAATTTTGCCAAACGATACCCCAAAAAGCCCTCAGAAAAGGCTTTTCAGGGTGTCGGCTGCCTACACTTCGAAAGTGATTGAATCGCCCACAAATGGGAGCGTTTGATCATTTGATCGCAGATGTAAGAACCATTCGCCTTTCTTTTGATAAACCCCAAAGCGACTTTGTGCGTATGTGTTGGCAAATTGGTTCATGCGTAGCTTGGTGGTTCTTGACTTCCATCCACCCGTCTTTAGGGTGATTGTGTTACCAAGCTGAGAGGCAACCTCTGTGCCTCTATAAATGCCCACCAACGCTCCTTGATCGTTGCGAAAGGTGGTTGTCTCTACTCCTCGGAAAATTCGAGTCTGTGCCATGTTTATGCCTCTTTTGGTTGGTTTGATTGAATGAAAGCCTCGCAACACCGTTTTAGGATGTTGTTTGCCTCGTCTAAAGGAAGATATCCCTCGTCAAATTGCTCGTAAATGTCATTGATTGAACAGAAAAGGTCATCTATTGTGAATGGTTCCATGTCTCCCCCTCATCCAATGCGATTAGTTGTAAGCGATCGCCTAAACGATCGAGATAGCCTCTAAAAAACTCTTTGTCCATTACAAAATTCTTACTTGCGTGTAGGACATAATCTTGCTGGAATATGTCGCAATAGTAGTAAATTCTCATACTTCCTCCTTTGGTTTGCAAATGACCCCTTGCGGGGTTTCGGCTAATAAAGCCATCATCAGACTTGCTTGATTGGTTCGTGATCTCTTAAACACTCGCCCGAATTAATCTCTTGTACTCGTATATCTGCCCATTGTTCAAACCATTTCGGCTCAAGGTTGTAAGCCTTTGCGTGCGCCTTAAGTCCCTTGTGAAGCGTTCCTATAGCCTCGTTGTAGGTTGATCCAATGGCTTGAAAATCAAAACTCCGACTATGTGCGGATGCGTAGTATATTTTCATTTAATCCTCCGCACCCAATGATCACCGCTTTCTTGAAACCTAGCGTACTCACCAACTTCTAAACCATCTATTTGCCAAATATCGTCTTCCGAATAACCTTTTAATAAATCAAAAAATCCTTGATCTTGATAAGCAAGGATAGACTTGCCATCCTTACTCCGATATCCATCACCCCAAAAACATTCAAATGTTTTCATGCTTGCTCCTTTGTTTTTAAACTGTTGTAAATTTCATCAAAAAACCAGCTTTTACCATTGTGATAAGTGCCTAAATGTCTTCCGTCTGTGGTGTAGTACAGATGAATAGGAGCGGTTGACTCGCTATATTGCTCGTAATGCTTGCGATAGCCCAAAGGCTCTTGTTTATTGGCATGGAATAATAAGTTTTCAAAATCTTTCTTTTTTAAATTTACTTGTGTGGTTTTCATACTTCCTCCGTTTGTTCTAATAAGTGTTGAGCAATCTCGTAAAAGTTAACTTCTGAAACAAAAGCCATTGCATAGCCATAAGATAAAGAACCATATTTACACTCATCGCCTATGCCCATTTCTACATAATCTTTGAGGATTTTTGAAACTTCATGAGGGTCGGTTTCAACTGTGTCAATGTCCCTTAAAGTCAAACCATCAAACACCTCAAGATTGATCCTCCATGTGGCGTAGTTATGCCAGCCGTTATATTTTTCCATTTGATCTCTTTCGTATTTACTCATACTTGCTCCTTGGTTAGGTTGTTATCCTTAATGTAGGCTAGAACTTCGTTTAAATCGTCCGACTCCATAAGGTGATCTGAGTCACCGTATTCACCAACTACTAAAACAAACTGTTTGCCTCCGCACTCCCTCTCTTCGGGGTTTGATTCTTGAAACCAAATGCGGAGCATCTTGTTATCACCTAAAAGATAATCTAAGGAAGGACAAGAGTCGTTGTGCCATGAGTTGTCCTCCCAACCTTTACCCAAGTCGGGTAAGTCATAAGCAAAATCGGGGAATTCGTTCTTATAGGTCATGATATTGACTCCTCCCAGTTTAAAACCGCTAGTTCTAAGGCTTGCTGATGACTCAACGGCTCATTACCTAAAGCGGTTCTTTGTTTATCTGAATACTCTCCATCACTATCATGAGCGACAAGCATAGTAATCAATTGATCTCTGTCGAGTCTGTGCAAGTCTTCCAAGGTGCAATCTGTTAAATGTTTCATAGTTATTCTTCCTCTCCGTTGTTTGCGTATTTCTTCCATGTATCAGGATAAAAGTCTAATAATTCCCAAGGGTTGCAATACTTCCATAAATCAAGCCAATTCAACTTGAGCAAGTAAACCTCATGCTCCATAAGATCAGATGACTCTGAAAATATATCTTCAGGGTCATCGTCTAAATGAAAAGAATTACCCTCTTCAACAAGTTCCTCAATAAAATCCCTTACATCGTCAGGGCATTCAAATTTATATCGTTTCATAATTTCTCCTCTTTGCAATACATTGATAAAAACTACATATTGATAATATACACCCAAACCAAAGTCAAGGGCAATTCCCGACTAAAGTTTGGGGTTATTACTCAAAGGCCCTACTTATTCGCCCGACTCCTTTTGATCAAACAAAGCCTTGACGATGCAATCAGCCATGATCAATTTGCTATGAGTAGGCAACTCTGGGAAGTACTCAACTACATAGGCATAAGCCATCTTTAAGCGAATCTCTGAGCGGTCTTCTATTACTGGGTTTTGTGTGTTTGTATCCAAGATGTTTAATCTCCATTAGGTTTAAAAGGTGCTACATACATAAGACGATCGACTTGCCAATTACTTAGGGTCAATCCTCTTATCTATAAAGACGAGCAAGAATGGAAAAGGTCAGGGTAAGCCTTGAAATAAATTTTGCTGCCGAGCAAATGGCAAACGAAAAAGCCCGATAGCCTTACTGGAGAACGGCTTAGATACTTATGCAGTAGGAGAGAAGAGAGAGCATAGGAGACTTACTTAGGCATGAGAGTCCACAGAAAAACAAAGCATCGCCTTTTAAGTACTGTACATTTATACAGCTTAGCCAGGAAAGCACTGTATACATATACAGGGTTTATGCTATGATCTACCCAATACCAAATAAATACCCTATTGAATGAAACCTCAACGATTAACTAGGAAACAGATTAGCGAGCAGTTGGACAATGTTCCAGCCCATCAGATATTGAGCAACAAAAGGAATCTAACCTATAAGCAGAAACAGTTTTGTAAGGGTTTAGTAGAGGGATTAACTAAGACTGAGGCAATGGCTAAAGCATACAAATACACAGGAAAGCGTAAGACTATGTCAGACGATGCGAGTAGATTGTCAAATGACCCCCGAATCATCGCTGAGGTCGAGGCTTTAGAGAGGGCTAAGAACTATCTGGATTATCAAGAGAACGCTCAAAAGATCGCTGAACTCCGTTCCCTTGTGGTTTCTCAGCTAACCAAGGAGGCTCTTGACCCTGAGAGTCCACCTAATGCAAGGATACAAGCCCTATCCAAGCTAGGATCGGTGTCAGAATTACAGGTGTTCACCGAACGCAAGATCGAGAAGACAATCATCAAGGACTCTGAGAGCGCTAAGGCTGAGCTAATGGCTAAGCTTAAGCAAGCGATGGCGGATAACATGCGGACAGTCGATGAGCTTGACGATTCGGACGAGCTACTAGCTATCATTAAGAGCGGTAAGCCCGACCCCATCGCAAATGCTGAGTATTCCGACCCCACCGCAGCCCCACCAAGCCCTGTGGATGTTTTGACCACCGGTAATACACATAGTAATCCAGACACTCGATCACCAAACAAAATGGGGGTACCCCTCGAAAACAAAAGCCATCTGGTAAATTTACCAGATACAGAAGACACCCCCCTAATGAAATCAAACACTTAGGGGTGGGGGGTATATATTTTGAGTAAAGAGATAGATAACATCGTTAGAAAACAAGTGGAAAGAGACTTGGAAAAGTTCTACGCTATGAGTGAAGCAGATAAAGATGCCTATATGGATAAGCTTCTACAAGACATGGAAGCTGGTAAACAAGCATCTGCTGAGATTCATACAGAAGCTCTAATCAAACGTTGTAGGGGTTTGAATGACTGAGCGCCAGGCAATCGTTTACGAGATGATTGACGAATGGTGGAAAAAGTTTGGCTATGCGCCCTCTATAGATGATGTGATGCAACAGACCAAATTTAAGGGTAGGGGGCATACTCATAGAATCATGAAGCAACTCTGTGATCTGGGTCACTGTAAGAGACTTCCAAATCGGGCGAGAAGTATTAGACCGTCCTATATCCGTGTTCATAAGCTAGAGATCGCATGAACATAGAAGAGATAATTAAGGGTTTACCCCCAGAAGAGCAATCTGCGTTAATGCTGATGGCGAAGGATTATGTAGACTCCCTAGGTAGGGAAAAAGCCCAAACCGACTTTATGGAGTTTGTCCATCAGATGTGGCCCGGCTTTGTAAACGGCCCCCATCATAAGATAATGGCAAAGAAGTTCCAAGATATAGCGGACGGTAAGTTAAAGAGACTGATTATCAATATGCCTCCCCGTCACACCAAAAGCGAGTTTGCATCCTATATGCTTCCCGCATGGTTCTTAGGAAAGTTTCCGTCTAAGAAGATTATTCAATGTTCTAATACGGCTGAATTAGCGGTTGGTTTTGGTAGGAAAGTGAGGAACCTAGTTGGTAGCGAAGCATACTCAAAGATTTTCCCAGATGTCGCTCTTAAATCTGATAGTAAGGCTGCTGGCCGTTGGGGTACTAATGCCAATGGCGATTACTTTGCTATTGGTGTTGGCGGTACTGTTACAGGTAAAGGAGCTGATCTGCTCATTATTGATGATCCTCACTCGGAGCAAGAGGCGGCGATAGCAGCCACTAACCCCGAAGTCTACGATAAGGTCTATGAATGGTATTCATCAGGTCCTCGTCAGCGACTCCAACCAGGTGGTGCAATTATTGTTGTTATGACCCGCTGGAGTCTGAGAGACTTAACGGGCAAGATTTTAAAGTCGTCTATGGAGCGGGACGGAGACGAGTGGGAGGTAATTGACTTTCCTGCAATTCTCCCAAATGAACAACCTTTATGGCCTGCATTCTGGCCGCTCAAAGAACTTCTTGCATTAAAAGAAGAACTTCCAGTAAGCAAATGGAACGCCCAGTATCAACAAAGTCCTACGAGTGAAGAGGGCGCCCTAGTTAAAAGAGAATGGTGGAAGATGTGGGAGAGCGACCGTCCTCCTAAATGTGAATTTATTATCCAATCTTGGGATACCGCATTTACCAAGAATGAGCGTTCAGACTACTCAGCCTGTACGACTTGGGGTGTCTTTTATCTAAATGAAGATGAAATGCAACCCAATATCATCTTGCTTGACGCATTTAAAGAGCGTATGGAATTCCCGCAATTAAAGGAGCGAGCCATCCGCATGTATAGAGAATGGGAACCCGATGCGTTTATCGTCGAAGCTAAGGCGTCTGGCGCCCCGCTCATATTTGAGTTGCGTCGCATGGGTATCCCTGTATCAGAGTTTACACCTACTCGTGGCAATGATAAGATAGCCCGATTAAATTCGGTAACAGATTTGTTTGCTTCAGGCAAGGTGTGGGCGCCTGGAACAAGATGGGCTGATGAGGTAATGGAAGAGATGGCGGCATTCCCAAACTCGGATCACGATGACTTAGTGGACTCCTCCACACAAGCCCTGATTCGGTTTAGGAAGGGCGGATTTATTTCACTTCCATCAGACGAGCAAGATGAACCACAATTTTATAGACGCAAAGCTGCGTATTACTAGGAACCAATATGGCCATTGATAAAGCACTATACCAAGCCCCAGTCGGAATCGACGCACTGGCAGAACAAGAACCTGATATGGAGATCGAGATTGTAGATCCCGAATCAGTAACAATCGGTATAGATGGACTCGAAATTGAGATCGAACCAACCGAAGAAGGTGAAGATGACTTTGATGCCAACTTAGCTGAATTCATGGATGAAGGTGAATTGTCTTCTATCGCTGGTGATTTGATCGGAGATTATGACAATGACATCTCTTCTCGTAAAGATTGGATTCAAACCTATGTTGACGGTTTAGAACTTCTTGGTCTAAAGATCGAAGAAAGAACTGAACCATGGGAAGGTGCTTGCGGAGTCTATCATCCACTTCTATCTGAAGCAGTAGTGAAGTTCCAAGCAGAAACCATGATGTCTACTTTCCCAGCTTCTGGTCCTGTAAAGACTCAGATTATTGGTAAAGAAACATCAGAAAAGAAAGATGCTGCTGAACGAGTAACGGCTGATATGAACTATCAGTTGACCGATGTAATGCAAGAATATCGCCCTGAGCATGAGCGTATGTTATGGAGCTTAGGTATTGCTGGTAACGCATTTAAGAAGGTGTACTTTGACCCTTCCTTAAATCGCCAAGTGTCAATGTTTGTTCCTGCCGAAGACATCGTGGTACCTTACGGCGCTTCAAACCTTGAGTCGGCAGAGCGTGTAACCCATGTTATGCGCAAGACTGAAAATGATTTACTCCGATTACAGCATTCGGGTTTCTACCGAGATATCGACTTAGGAACACCAGATAATGTATTAGATGAAGTAGAGAAGAAGATTGCAGAAAAGCTTGGCTTTAGAGCAACTTCGGATGACCGCTACAAAGTATTGGAAATGCATGTTAATTTAGATTTAACTGGTTACGAGCATACCGATGACGAAGGTGAACCTACTGGTATCGCCCTTCCCTATGTAGTAACAATCGAAAAAGGATCGAATACGATTTTAGCGATCCGCAGAAATTGGAACCCAGATGATGAGACTAATAAAAAGCGTCAGCACTTTGTTCACTACGGGTATATTCCCGGCTTTGGTTTTTACTGTTTTGGCCTTATCCATCTTATCGGCGCTTTTGCTAAATCTGGTACTTCCATTTTGCGCCAACTCGTTGATGCAGGATCACTCTCGAATTTGCCAGGTGGCTTTAAGACCCGTGGATTGCGAGTCAAAGGTGATGACACACCGATAGCCCCAGGTGAGTTCCGTGATGTAGACGTTCCATCAGGCACGATGAAAGATAACATCATGCCGTTGCCATACAAAGAACCGTCAATGGTTTTGGCTGGATTGCTTGATAAGATTGTTGACGAAGGTCGTCGCTTTGCTTCTGCTTCCGATATGAAGGTTGCGGATATGTCAGGGAATACCCCAGTAGGGACAACCCTTGCAATTCTAGAAAGAACTCTAAAAGTAATGTCTGCGGTACAAGCCCGTATTCATTATTCAATGAAACAAGAGTTCAAGCTATTAAAGAAAATTATCGCTGACTACACTCCAGAAGAGTATAGCTATGAGCCTTCAGAGGGTCGCCGTTCTGCTAAGCGTTCTGACTACGATGATGTTGATGTCATTCCAGTAAGCGATCCTAACGCAGCAACGATGAGTCAGAAGATTATGCAGTATCAAGCTGCTCTTCAGTTGGCTCAGTCTGCACCTCAGCTTTACAACATGCCACTACTACATCGTCAGATGTTAGATGTTCTTGGTTTAAAGGATGCTAATAAATTAGTACCAATGCCAGACGACCAAAAACCAAGAGATCCAATCTCTGAGAATATGGCTGCATTTAAGATGGAACCACTCAAGGCATTTATTTATCAAGACCATGAA